GGGGGGGCCTGTGATGCGCGTTTTGACCATCGACATTGAGACGACGGGCCTACCGCCAAAGGGCGCAACGTACGAGGCCGACTTTATGTCCTATCCCTACGTGGTCACTGTGGCCTGGAAGGTTGATGATGACGAAACTCAGGAATACATCATCAACCAAGAGGGGCGCGAGATTCCCAAAGAGGCGTCCGACCTCCACGGAATCACAACCGAAATAGCAAACGCCTCGCCGCACAAGTTCGAGGATGTGTTTGCGGGGCTTCTGGCACTTGAGATGCCGGAGCTTGTTGTTGGACACAACATCTATTTCGATACGTCCATCATCAAGGCCAACGTCTTGCGGTGTGTCCAGAACGAAACGATGATGCAGGACCAGTTTGACAAGCTGTGCGAACTGCTGCACAAGGACCGCCGCGTTGACACGATGAAGTCTACGACTAAGTTTTGCCACCTGCCTGGTCCTTATGGTGCTAAGTGGCCAAAGCTGACAGAGCTGTATTCCAAGCTGTTCGGCGAGGAGTACGACGCCCACTGTGCCAAGAATGACGTGGACGCAACATACAAGTGCTTCTTAAGGCTGAAGGAACTGGGGGTGCTGTGATGCGCGCATTGACCCTGTGGCAGCCATGGGCGTGGGCGGTGTTCCACGGCAAGAACATCGAGAGTCGCGGATGGGTTCCAACGGACGACCAGTTGAAGCAGGGCGACCTGCTGGCAATTCACGCGGCGGCCAGGAAGCCCACGAAAGAGCACATCGAAACCCTGCGCCTACAACACGGCCTCAGTTTCCCTGGTGAGCAGGCGTTTGGCGCAGTGATCGGTGTGGTGAGGTACTGTGGTCTGCTGAGCCCCGCCAATGTCACCTGCAACTGGTGCGAGGCGCACATGTTCGGTTGGGTACTGTCTGATCACCAAGAAATATCTTGGCCCATCAAGTGCCGGGGGCATCAGGGACTTTGGAAGCTCGACGCCGAGGACGAGAGGTGGGTCAGGGAGCAGATAAGTCTACGGGAGGACACATGCGCGTGAGAGACACGACCACCGGCTTGTTCGTTGCGGTGCCCTGGGTCAGGCCGATTCATGCCCCAGGGACGCCGGAGGCGATTGCGCACGGGTGTGACTGTCGCGAGGTCGCTGGCCTGTTCGGACTGGAGTGGGTGACGAGGGGGTGCCCGCTCCACGACCCGGCGACGGCCGCAAAGCTCGACGGGAAGGCGCCGTTCTGATTTATTGCGTGCCTCTCAGGGCAACGTAGAGGCACAAAAAGCCCCGGGAACCCGGGGCTCGTTTTTTAGTGGCGGGTGTCGATCTAGTAGGTGTATTCGGTGATGGGGATCATGACTTGTCCAGGCCGGCGAGGGCGGCGGACGACAAGGTGATGGTGGCTTTGGCGAGCTGGTAGTACTCGTCACCGGACGGGAAGGTGTGGGTCATGCGTGGGAAGAACGCCTTGCCGCGCCGGGCCACAACCCCGTACTGCGATGATACCAAGGTTGGCTGGGCGGCGGAATCATCAATCACAACGTGGGTGCACCGGCCGCAGTGGTGCTGCCTGGCAATCGCGTTGAGCGCACGGCGCTGTGCCGGCGTTAGGGTGGCTGGGTTGATTTGGTTGGCGTTCATCACCTGTCCTTATCTGCCCAAAAGTGCGGCTGCCAGCGCTCTTAGGCGCAGCTCTCGCGTTGACATCTGCGGGGCTGGCTCAAACCCGCAGGCCAGGCACCTTCCCCCAAAGGTCAGGTCACATGCGGAACAGGGGGTCGCGTTTTTGATGCTGGCGGAGTGCTCGGGGTGAGTGAGGCCGGCCTTGTTGACGACTGGGAGTATGTTGGGGGTGGTTGTGTTTTTTCTGGTGCGCATTTTGTTCCTCCTGCCATAAGTGTAGGTTCGTTCCATTCCGTTGTCAAGCCCCAGCTAACGCGCTGACAGAGATGGTGTTGCGAGGATAACACGGATTCAAGCAGATTCCGGCCGGGGGTCTGTGCTAAACTTGGAGTAGGTTTGGAGCGCAGGAAGGAAGGCCGAGGGAATGCGACACAAGCATTTTACGCTGACGGAAGATCTCCTCGATACGGTCGAGGCGCTGATCGACGATTACGATCACTGCGACGGTGCGGCGTCGGATCTTGACGAACTGATCGAGGTCGCCCGGGAGCAGGCCGCCCAGTTGCGCGAGATGTTGGATGACTGATGCGCTGACGATCGACGTATCTCCCTTGACCCAGGATGAGGCCGGGCAGATCGAGGGCCAGGTCGATCGCATCATGGCGATTCTCGCCGGCCTCGACGCTCAGATCGTTGGAAATTCGATCGATATCAGCGTGGCGCTGGCCGAGGTTGGTGCTGCGCAGGTCAGGCTAGCACAACTGAAAAACGAAAAGTCGAGCCTGGTCGAACGCGCCAGGAATCTAAAAACGCTATTGGCGAATTGCCCACAGGAACCGAGGGCGATTGCACAGCGGCCGGAGTGGGCAAGTGGGAAAGCGCAGGAAAGGTGAACTCGTAAGTCTCCGCGAGGAGATCTATGCGCGAGAGTACGTAGCGACTCGCGACATGCAAAAGGCCGCTCTGGCGGCAGGATGGGCGCCCTCGACTGCGGCCTGTCCTGGAGAAATTCATGCTCGTCCGGGAGTGCAAAAAAGGATTCAGGCACTCTCCATAGAAATACTCAAGAAGGTAGACCTTCGTGCCGAACATGTGCTTAATGTGACACGCAACATCCTCTCCGCAAATTGGTCGGACGTTGCCTCCTGGGATGAGGCCGGAGTACACCTGCGCAAGAGCAGCACCTTGTCACCCGAAACACTCGACGCGGTGAAGTCGGTGACACAAACCATCTCTGCTGGTGGCGGGTCAATGAAGGTGGAAATGTACTCGAAACTTGAGGCAGCCAAACTCGCAGCCCAGATGCTGCAGCTTGCCAAGCCGAACGATTCGGGGGCGGTAACCGTGGATGTCGAGGTCAACCTAATTCCTCGGCAGGAAGAGAGCGCGGAATGACCGACGATGAAGTGCTCGACGCCGACGAGATCAGACAGCAGTGGATGCGGGAGCGGCGGCGCGTCACCGAGACTGCCGTAGAGCAACTGATGGCGCTGTACAACACCGGGCGGCATCCCAACACTGCGACCGAACCACAGACCGTGGTGTTCTCACAGGTGTGCCCCCATTGCGGCCGGCGGGTTGGGCCAGTGCTGTGCTAACAACCGCCGAGCGGAATGCCCCCCCAAGCGGCCGGATTCTCGTTCATGACTGGACCCAGGCCACAATGGCGGTGCCAAATGATGCTCCCGAAACCGATTCGCGAAACCGATGAGGAGCACCTTGCGCTCGTTCGGTCCGAGGGGTGCGTCGGGTGTGGCCACGTAGCGCCCTCAGACCCCCACCACATCGCCACGCGGGGAAGTGGCGGCAGCGACTACACCGCGGTGCCGCTGTGTCGTACGTGTCACATCGAGATCGGTACTGGCGGCTTTGCTCGGTTTCAGGCGAGTCACCACGTTGATCTATGGCGCGAGGCTCATAGGCTGGCCCTGCGGACCTTGACGGGCAGAATACGGGCACTCACGGGGAGCGCAGGTGGCGACGATCAGGATCACCCATGACGGCACCGACCCACAGCGCCAGTTCTGGGCATGTAAACCCAGGTTCACCGGGTTCGTCGGGGGGCGGGGTAGTGGCAAGTCATACGCCGGTTGTCTGAAGGTCCTCCAGATGCCCCCAGGGTCGATCGGCCTGGTTGCTGCGCCGACCTACCCGATGCTCCGAGATGCGACCCTGAAGACCTTTCAGGGCATCTGCAATGCCAGCACCCCGAGCATCATTCATAGCTTTAACAAGGCCGACATGGAAATGCGCCTAGTCAACGGCACCACAATCCTGTGGCGTTCCGCCGACAACCCAGACACGCTGCGCGGCCCTACCCTCGACTGGTTCTGGTTCGATGAGGCCGCGATGATGCCTAAAATCGCGTGGGATATCGCGATCGGTACCCTGCGGGGTGGCGGTCCGGCATGGGCGACGACGACCCCACGAGGGTACTCGTGGCTGTACGATCTGTTTCTGAAGAAAGCTTCTTCGAGCTATGAACTAGTACGCGCCTCGATGCGCTCAAACCAGTTCACCACAGAAGAGTTTAAACAATCCATGGAGGAGCTGTACAGCGGCTCATGGGCCAAGCAAGAACTCGATGGTGAGTTCGTGGAGTGGGCCGACAGTCCTTGTTACACCAGTTTTCGGCGTGAGATTAACGCATACCGTCCTCTCCAGCAGTTCTACAACAAGAGACTGCCGCTAATTCTGGCGTGCGATTTCAACGTGCGATATATGTGCTGGCCTATTGGCCAGGTGATTGACGGTAAGCCCATCGTTATCAATGAGATCGTCCGCCGCAATCCGGTGGACATCGAGAGTATGGTGAGGGACTTTCGCAACCTGTACCCAGACCACCCGGGAGAGGTGTGGGTATATGGCGATGCGTCGGGACACAACCGGTCGGTGCAGACAGATAAGGGGTCGAACTACGACCTCATAAAGTTGTACCTCAAAACCTACCCGAGTACTGTGCAGTTCAACGTGCCTCGATCAAACCCCGCGCCAACAGCGCGAATAAATGCCGTCAACAGGATGCTCCGCGGCGAGCAGGGCGTGGCCAGGCTCGAAATTGACCCTGTTGGCTGCCCCGAACTGATCCTCGACCTGTTGCAAACCGAGTGGGCTAAGTCAGGCACCACCGAATTGCAGGTCAACAAGCCAGACGACCCCAGGTCCGAGCGGTCGCACGCCACATCGGGGCTCGGCTACTGGATTGCGAGGGAGTGGCCCATTGCCACGGAGGTTGCCGAGAACGAGTCGGCCAGGCCAATGAAGCGGCCCAAGTGCGTGGAGTCGGACCTCCCGGGCGGACTGTAGAGGTGAATGGATGCGCGGAACAATCGCGGTGGACTTTGACGGCGTGTTGCACGACTACGGCAAAGTCTCGTGGCGGGCCGAACACGTTATTTGTGGCCCTCCGATACCGGGTGCCATCGAGTGGCTAAATGGATTGTCGATGTGCTTCAACATCGTGATCCTGACCTGCCGCGGCAGGACCTGGCGGGGGCGCCGTGCCGTGAAGCGGTGGCTGTGGGAGCGCGGGTTCTCGCCCCATTGCAAGCGGTGGCAGGACGTGGGGCTGGTGGTTACAGACCGCAAGCCGCTGGCGTCGCTGTACGTGGACGACAGGGCGTATCTATTTGATGGCAGTTTCCCCGACCGGAGTGCGATCACAATTTACAATCCATAGAGGGGGGCGCATGAGCTATCTGAAGATCGTGGAGTACTTTGGCATCGATGGCAAGCCGTGTCTCATGGGCGATGCCGCAAGGTGTGATGTAACCTATCTCGACGGCGATGATTTCGCCGACTACGTGCTTTGCGATGATGACGACGACAGCGAGGGCGACGAAGGGGATTTCTGGGCGGGTCAGATAACTCATATACGCCCCATCTATGACGAGCACCCTGCCCCTCCCGTCGTTACCAGCCAGTCTCCGGTGGGTGGCACCGAGATGTAACGCCGTGTAACGCTCGATGTAACGCCGTGTAACGCGATGTTCTGTTGGGTAACGACAAGTAGATGTAGATGTAGATGTAGATGTAGAGGAAAGCATCTAAAAGATATAGGGATGCGAAAACCTCCACAACCACCCTAGGGAGATTTCATGGATGTCAACAGCCCCGTTAGAATTGCTGGGTTGGATTACTCCATCAAATTCGAGGACCCAGCAACCAGCGTCGACCTCGAAGGCGGCACCCTGAGCGGCTGCATCATATTTGATGGGCCTAACCAGCGCATTGTGATCAGTGAGACGGCCAGCGGGCAGCAGCAGATGGAAGCCCTGTTACACGAAATCTTCCACGGCGTCGATAGGGCAACCGCTCCTCCTGGTGAACATGTCACCGAGGCTCAAACCTGGCGACTGTCGAGGGGTCTGTTCGCTGTGTTCCGCGACAACCCCGACATCCCCCGGGTGTTGGCTGGGGAGCGGGAGATTGACGCCGAGGCGCGTTGTGCCACAGAAGGAGTCGGTGCGGGGTAGCTCAGTGGTAGAGCGGGGGCCTCATAAGCCTCAGGTCGGCGGTTCGATTCCGCCCCCACGCAACCAAATCTCGGAATCTGAACCCGGAGATTTCCGGAGGTAGGATTCCTCCGGGGTCCCCTACCGGCAGGGCTTGTAGCGCCTCCACGCCTTACGGCGCGGACACGGCTTCTGGTCCCGTGAGCCCGTCAATCACGGGGTTTTGTGTTCACATCCCCACCACCCTCGGTCGCCTCGCACGCGAACAATCCAGGGCAAGGACCGGTCGCACGCGGGAAAACGGTGGGACACCCTCGTGTGTAAAGGTGCCGGACTTCTGAAAAGGTGGGACGCGCGGAGTGGGAGCCCCGACAGGCCCGATCGGCCCTCCCTGCCGGGCCATGCGGCAGATATGCATGGGTTGGTGTTGGAAATGGTCGTGTTGCATAGCGGCCCGACCGTCTTCAGCTTAGACCCACACGAAGACATGGCGCCATGACCGGGCTAATGGTCTGACACCCCGGAAAGACGGGGACCGATTTTGCCCCTCCCTCTAGGAGGCGGTACGCCTTGTAAGCGCGCCAGGGGTGGCGCAAAACCACCGGGGGGCTCCATGACAGAAAACAACGAAATTAAGTGTCCCAGGTGTGGGTGGCAACCTCTAGCCATCGAGAATATGTTGCCAATCCCGCGCTCGGGCAATGTGCCATGGGTCGTGTCATACCGGTGCGGAACGTGCCGGCGCGTTGTTGCGGAGGTGCGCGTCATCCAGCGCAAGGAGAAGCCTAAGAATGCTTGACGACACCAACATCTCGGCCTCGCCGGCCGGAGGACTCGACACCGGCCCAGCCAGCCTGTTTTCTACATTTCAGGGCGAGCAGACATCGGTCTCTGTTGATGCTACCGCTCCCGAGATCAAGTACAAGTTCGGTACCAAGGACCACGACGAGCTTCTGGGCCGGCTGATTGCCAGGCGCAACCTGGGGCGCAAGGCCATTCAGGATCGCTCAGACGACTGGGACGACATTGACGACCTGCTCAAGATGCGGATTAACCTGACCCGGGGTGCCCGCAACGGTGACGGATCGAGGTCGAGCACAGTCAAAGAAGCCAATGAAAAAAGGTCTGTGGTCGTACCACTGATGTTCGCAACCCTGCAGGTGCGCATGGCGCAAATCTGGGGCATGTGGACTGGACGTGACCCGGCCGCACAGATTGAGGGCTCTGAGCCGTCAGACGTTAACACCGCCAAGCTCATGGAAGCCGCGATCGCGTACGACTTTCGGCAGATGAACTATCCGATGGTTGCCTACCAGGCCATTTGGGACGCCGAGCGGTACGGCATCGCCGGTATCCTCGACACTTGGGAGGTGGACACCGGGTGGATTACTCGATCGCCGAAGCGCAAGACTGGCGACCTGCCCCCGATTCTCGAAAAGATATCGAGGCTGATTCAGCCGCAGGACTGGGAGCAACAGCGTGATTGGGGTCCCAGACGCGAGTACAACCTGTACCGGCCGATCAACCCGCGCTGCCTGTACGTCGACCCTCGGCACTCGTTTGCCAATCAACAGGATGGCGAGTTTGTGGGCATGTCCTCGGACGTCGGCTACATGTACGTGGTCGAGCGTAGCCAGGACAACGACGGCCCGTTTTTCAATGTCGATGCGGTTAAGGAGCACGCTGGCGCCGGCCAGCGGTCAGCGTCTGCTCGCCGGGAACACCTTGGCGAGAAGGCTGACCACCTCGATCACGGCACCTACGGCCTCGACCACCTGCAAATCAAGCTGATTCCCAGAGAGTGGGGGCTCGGGGATGGCGACCGGCCCGAGAGGTGGTGGTTTTCGTGGATCGACGACACCGTCATCGTTCGCTGCCACCGCAGTTCTTACGCCCACGACAAGTATACGATTGGCATCGGCGAATCAATTCCAGACGCCCACGGCCTCGACAACCCAGGATGGGGCGAACAACTCTACCCAGCGTCGCTGTTCATGAACTGGCTGGCAAACAGCCACATTGCGGGGATCAAGCGGTGGCTCAGGAATGCGGCGGTGTATGCCCCGAGCCTGATCAACGAGGCTGACCTCTTCAGCCCGCTACCGAACGGCGGAATCAGGCTCACACCAAAGGGCGAGACCTCATTGCTAAATGGCTCGATGCCGGGCGGCATTATGGGAGCCTTCGCCCAACTGCCTGTAACGGACATGACCAGCCCGCACATGCAGATGATGAGCGTCCTCGCGGACTTCACCCAGCGCATGTCTGCGGCCAACGACCCCATGCAGGGGCAGACGACTCAGGACAAGCGCACGCTGGGCGAGGTGCAGCAGATCGTGTCCTCGGCCTCGCAGCGCATCGGCACGACCGCCAAGCTGCTCGACTATCAGTTAATTGCGCCGATCATGATGCGCACCATCAGCAACCGCAGGCAGTTCACCACGGCCCCGCAGTGGTATAGGGTTGGCGGCGACCTGGCGCGCGAACTCGAAGCTAGGGTGGCATCGGAGCCCGACAAGTTCCAAATGAACGGCGGTATTCTGCAGGCCCTTGTCAACCCAGAGGATCTGTCAGGTAACTACGACTATATCAGCCGCATGGCGGATGGCGGGCAGGACGCATCGAGGTCGCCGCAGGTGTGGAGCGCGATCCTCGAAATGGTCGGTCAGGCGCCGCAATTGATCACGGCAGGCTCAGACGGCCGGCAACTCGACGTACGCGAGATCTTCAACGAGCTATTCCGCTCGGCTGGCATCAAGAACATCGACTCGTTCTGGAAAACCCCCCCGCAACCCATGATGCCCCCGGGCATGGACCCAATGGCCCTTGCTATGGCGGGCGGACCCGGCGGCGCTGACGTTCAGGTCGTGCCTGACGAGCAGTATCAGGCTGGAGTGCAGGCCGGCAACTACGTTGACCCACAACAGGTCGCATAGAAGGGCGGCAATCGATGCATAACGACCTCAAGGAACTCTTCTGGGCCAAACCGCCGCAGCAGGACCCGATCGGCTACATAAAAGCCGAGGAGAAACTGGTTCGAGAACTACACGGCAGGGCGATTAAGGCCGAAAAGTTCATTCTTTCGCCCCAGTGGGGTGACCTCTTGGCCGCCATGACGGCCAAGCGTGACGCAATAATGGCCTCATGGAGCCCTCGGGACGCCCCCGAGGCGGCCGTTGCCGCCATGGCCGGCATCCGTGCCCTAGAATTTGTCATGAACGTCCCACACGCCGAAATTGCGGCCTGGCGGGCGAGGCGAGATGCACTCACCGAGGCAAAGTCCGGTTTGGAATACTCAGAGCCGGACCCCGAACCGGAAGTTTCGTAGCACAGGATCACCACGCCGGCTACTAGCTGGCGTTTGCTGCCGACCCGCACAGGGAGCAGCGGTCAGGAGACCAAATGGCGAAGAGAGAAGTAGTCCGCGAGCCTGAAGAGGCCGACGAGGACCTCAACAGCAGCAGCCCGGCAGAGCTTTTCGGGACCCAGGCCGCACCCGCAACACAGGAGCCTGAACCAAAGGCCGAAGCCAACGAAGACAGCACCACCGAATCTGACGAGGCAAGTGTCCCAGAGCACGACGAGGCGAACCCCACCACTGAGCAGCCCGCAGAGGCCCAGCCAGCGGAGAGCGAGATCGTCGAGATCAACGGCGTCAAGCGTACGCGAGACGAGTGGAACAAGGTCCTGACCGACGCGGAAACGTGGCGGAATCAGGCGGCGCACTTCAACCGGAAGTACACCGAAATCCTTGAGCAGGAAAGGGCGCGCGAGGCATCTCGTACTGGCGTCCCTGAGTCTGACCCCGCTCCCCAGTCCGCACAGACCGTTGACGGGTGGCTCGACGCGATTCAGCCTACCGTCCAGGCGTTGGTGCAACAGGGCCTGCTCGACCCTGAAGATGTGGAGATCAACCCGAAGCTCGCCGCCGGCTATGCTCAGATCTATGCCGACAAGATGGCCCTCGGGCGGTGGATCACCGAGCGAGCAGAACCCCTATTCCGGGTCCTCGAAACCATCGGAGTCAGGGATCGGGAGATGGAAGATCGACGCGAAGTCGAGTCATTCCACCAGGAACTCAACAACAGAATTTCCAATGTGGCGAAGCAGGGAACTGTCTTCGCTGCGCTGGAGTCACCTGAAACACGACAAGGATTTATGGCGTATCTGGGCAAGGTCAACCCCGAAGTCAAAACACTCATGGGCGACCAGGGCGAAGAGATGCTCTCCGACCTGTTCGTAGCGTTCAGCAAGAAGGTTCTTCTCGATTCGGCACAGGCTGCCAGCGCCCACTCGAAACCCGCAACGACACCGCAGACGCGGAGAGTCGCAGGCGGCGAGGGTGGGAGTCCGAGCAGCCGCACCAAGGAGATCCCGAACGCTGACATCGTGGCCATGTTTGCGAAAGACGCGCGCGGCTGATAACCCCGGGTAACGTCCAAGGAGCTACACATGGCTGTTCTTGGAATGCGTACCACTGCCAATCTCGCGACCGACGAGCGCCCGAAGGCATGGCGTCTCGGTATCATGGACGAGTATCCCGATGCCAACCCCCTGTGCAACCTGATTTATCGAGTTGGCAAGGAAAAGGTCTCGGACCCTGAGTTTAACTGGTTCGAGCGTCGCTTCCCGACCAAGGAACTGACGACCGCGACCGCCCCGAACTCTGGCGCGGCCTCCGATTCTGGCACCGCCGGCAGCCTCGTTGTTGGCACCGGTGAGGCGTACAACTGCAAGAAGGGTAGCGTCATCCTCAACACCGCCACTGACGAGCTTGTGCTTGTCACGGCCGATACCACTGACGGCATCACCCTCTCCATCACGCGCGGTCTTGGCGAAACCGCCGGTGAAACTTGGGGCGCGACCGATAAGCTGCAGGTCATCGGCAATGCGAACCCTGAGGGTGCCGACATTGGCTCCGCGATCACGTGGGACCCGGCCAAGAAGTACGGGTATTGTCAGATCATCCGCAACGTCGCTGACACGACCCGAACCCTCGGCAAGACCCTGCTTCGCACTGGCGACAAGCGCAAGGACGCGCAAAAGCAGGCTCTCCTCGATCACGAGACGGACAAGGAGCGCAGCCTGCTCTGGTCCAAGCTTTCAGAGAACCTGACCACAACCCCTGGTCCGACTCGCACGATGGCTGGCCTGTACGACTCCATCACGACCAACATCACAGACTTCGGGACAACCGGCGTCACGATGAGTAACTGGCTCGCCGCTCTGGCCGCCCCGATGGCGAATGGTTCCGACGAGAAGATGCTTCTCTGCGGTTCCACCGCGCTGATGACCCTGTCCGAGATGGCGCGCGTCAACTCCATGCAGATCGTTGACGTGGCCAAGCAGGACGCCTACGGCATGAACCTCCGCCGGTGGATCACCGAGTTCGGCACCGTCATCATCAAGGAGCACAAGCTCCTGTCGAAGTCCACAAAGCACAAGTCGTGGGCGTTTCTGGTTGACCCCGATGACTTTGTCTACCGCTACGTGGACGACACCGAGTGGCTCCCCGGCCGCCAGGGCAACGGCGCTGACCGGTTCACGGGCGAGTACCTCGCCGAGGTTGGCTTCGAGATCCACAACGAGTACGACCACGCAGTCTTCAAGAACATGCTCAGCTACGTTGGCTGATTCTGTTCCCATGCTGTGATGGCAACCTGACACGAGGGGGCCGAAAGGTCCCCTCTGTTTCTGTGCATGGAGTTGAAATGGCAAAAGGTGACGCTACCCTGGCATCCCTGGGGACGTTCAAGACCCACTACGGCTTCAAGATCAAGCCGTTCACTGTGACCTGCGACGCCGCGTACAAGACCGGCGGGTACGCTGTTGACCTCTCGAATCGAGGCGTTGACACGATCTGGTGTGTCACGGTCCTCACTGAGTCGGAGCAACATGGGTACGACTTACGCTATGACGCGACGGCAAAGACGCTGAAGGCGTACTATGCAGACTACAATGCCGTTGCTGATGGTGACCTGATTGAAGTGGCCGACGCGGCCACCCTGTCATCGGGGGCGACGTTCGACATTCGCGTGCTTCTGATGGGTTCCGGCAAGTAGTTGCAAAGGGCGGAGGGGAAACCCCTCCCCGCATGGAGGCAGTATGGCAAAGGGTGATGCGACAATCACTTCCCTGGGGAGCTTCAAGCCCCACTACGGTTTCAAGGTCAAGCCGCTGACGGTTGCCTGCGACAACCAGTACAAGACGGGCGGATACGCGATCGACCTGTCGGTGTACGGGATCTCGGTCATCTGGGGTGTCGTGGTTCTGGCTGCCGCCGCACAGCACGGTTACATGTTCAAGTACGACGTGACCACCAAGAAGATGCTGGCGTACTACTGCGACTACGATGCGGTTGCCGATGGCGGCCTCATTGAGGTGCCCGATACTACCGCGATTGGCGGCGGGTCCGCGTTCACGATCAAGGTCACGGTCATGGGTTACGGAGGTTGAAATGGCGAATCGCCTTGACGAGGTCGTTGATTTCAAGAAGGGAATCCGAGTTCAGGGCGCGATGGACAAGACCCGCGTCACGACCGAAACGTACGGCGCAAACGCCGTCATCACGTTCGGAACTGAAAGCCGAACGCCTGCCCAGCTAGCTGCGGCTTTCATCTCTGCACTACCGTGGCGGTCGCCGCATTAACCGAGAGCGCGTACGTCAAGCCCGAAGCCGGGGCGACTATTGTCCATGGTACGGGCGGCATGTGTGGTGGCCTGTTGCGCTCTGGGGCCGGCATCAGCATGTTCCGCACCGCTTCTGACCTGACTACCGCAACGTCCATGGGCGTCATGATCAAGTGCGCGGCCGAAGCTGGCTGACAAGAAAGGACTGCATCATGAAGTTCTCATGCGCGAGAGCCCCGTTTCTTCGACTTGGGGACCGTGTTGAATTCTCTGCCGGGGTCTTCGAAACCGAGGACCCCGAACTTATTGCCATTGTGAAGGCCAATGACTGGTTCGGCGGAAAGATCACCGAGAACCCGAACGCGAAGCCAACCATCACCGCCGCTCCCATGCGGCTTGGTACCGTCACAACGCGCAACGTCATCGACAGAACCACCGTGAACGAGGCCAACAGGTATCCCAGGGCCGAGGTAGCCGAGCCCGGCGACAAGATGGCCGAGCGGGTCGCGAAGGCTGCCGCAACCAGGGCCAGGCACAAGGCTGAAAGGGCCGCGCTGGCCGAGGAGTAACGCATGGCAAAGACGTTCGGCACCCTCAAAAACTCAGTGGCGGACTGGCTTGGCATCCGTGACACCGACACCAACAGGCTGCCGGACAGCGTCCGAGGGGACGTAGTCAATGCCACAATCAAGGACCTCTGTCGGCAGTACAACTTCCGGTTCGCCGAGGCCACATGGGCGACACAGTTTGACCCGACGAACATCGTGCCGTCCGCACGATATACGTGGGCGCTCCCGACAGACTGGTCTCGCGCGTCCGCAATCCGCATAACGACCGAGACGTTCGAGAACGAGATCGAGTACCTTGACCCGACCGAGTTCGATACGAGGTTCCCTAATCCGGCCACGGCAGATGCAGGAACGCCGGAGTATTACACAATCTGGGGTGGGAACCTCGTCTTTGCCCCTACACCGGACGCTGCGTACTACGTGAACGTCAGTTACTTCAAGCAGATGGCCGACCTCGTTGGTACCAACGACACGAACGACTTTCTGACGTACGCGTGGGATGTTGTTCTGTGGAAGTGCCTCGGTTCTGCCGCGCTGTACGGTGTCGAAGATGCGCGCATCGCAGTCTTTGAACAAAAGGCTAACGCATCACTTAACGCACTCATCGTGGAGCACTCAATGAGCAGGACAATGGGGCGGCAACTGCAGGCCGCGGAAGCACAGGTGCAATAATGGCGACGGGAACATTTTACACAACCAGGGTTACTGATCAGAACAAAGGCAACGAGATCGACAACAAGATCGTCGAGCTTGAGGCCGCCATTGTTGCGGCCGGGTCACTTCCCGTAAGCCCGGCAGTCGCCGCTGGTCCGTGGTGGATTTTGTCAACGGACAAGAACGCCGTCATGGCTGGCGGTGGGGGGGTCCCGACTCTCGATGCAGACGGGGCGATTATCCAGTACAGCAAGCGGTCCGGGTTCATTCTCCCCATGGTGCTTGGGTCAGGGCAGTCAATTGCCAGCAGTGCCACCCCCGTATATCTTTCGTTTGACACGGACGCTCCGGTGTCGCAGCCTGTGTATTACAATGATGGCATTGTTGATACGACATACAAGTACAAAATCATTGCCCCATCGGACGGGACGTACTTCTTTTACTTCACGATGACGTGGGAGGACGGTGTCGTTTACACCGCAGACCCGACGATCTACGTTTACATCAACGGCGTGGAACTGTGGCACCAGACCGCCGGGAGACTGGCTACCCAGATTACACAGACGTCCTTCTTCCCGTTCGCTCTCCAGGCCGGCGACACTCTCACGTACAAGGCCAGCCAGATGAACGGAAGTTCATTGGCGAGGATTCTTCGCGGATGGGCCGGGATGTACAAGGTGGCCGCGTAATGCCCAGCTCCCTCCAGCGCGTGCCATTGCAGCCACCCATTCTTGGCGTTCAGGCGGACCGCCCACAGCGTTTCGTCGATACCCAGGGCCTGTATGATGCACAGAACATGATGTTCATCGACGGCCTATTCAGGTCCCGCGCTGGGTTTGGGGAGCCGTTCGTAACCCCTGAAAAGGGAAACCCGAACACTGGCGGCCCTGTCGTCTCATTCCTGCAATACAACTACCAGAACATCGCAGCGGGGAACTCCGAGGATAGGCGGTTTCTTGCCCACACGACCGGAGAGGATACCGCGAATGCGCGCGTCGGGTCTGGCCTCGATGACCTCATCTTCACGGGTGAATACGCCGGGCCGAAGTCTACGGTGGAGATCGCAATCACGGCAGAGGCATTCCCTGATACGTGCACTGCGACAGTCACTCGCGAAGAGGACGACCAGCCGTTCACGAACGTCACATTCACGGAAACCGCTATTCCTACCGCGGGGGCACATCCTACCGGGATTTGTCTTGGAACAGAATTCTACGGAGGAAGCGAGTACCAGGCTCTTTGGATCACGGAACCAGGCGTTGGAAAGATGGGCTTTTTCAGCACTAGGCCCGGCGCCTTATACACGGAATTTACGGCAACGGCCCCGGGGAATATGCTTCGCGCCGGGAACGGTGTTGTTATTGGATCTGACGGGAACGTGTGGTACCCGTGCGGAGCGACACAAATTGGGAGAATGACGACTGGGGCCGGCGGAGTCCCCCCGGGAACGCAGACCCTGTTTACCACTCCCACCGTTCCCAGCTACCCTCTCTCCCTCTGCCTCGGGTCCGATGGGAATGTGTGGTTCACCGAGTACCGCAACGATGCCCCTGACGTTGTTGAACAGATTGGGAAGATCACTCCTGACGGTTCCATCACAGAATACCCGGTGCCTCGCGCGGACTCATACCTCAGGGGGATTGCGGCCGGCCCAGATGGCGCGATTTGGTTCTGTGAGTATGCCGCACACAAGATTGGCCGGATCACGACCGCTGGAGTCATCACTGAGTTCAGGTGTCCCTCGCCAATGGCAGGCCCGTACAACATCACGGCTGGGCCGGATGGCAACATGTGGTACGTCGATCCTTTCTTGGGAAAGATTGGGAGGGTTACACTCGCCGGCGTCATCACCGAGTTTAATATGCCAACTGAAACTGGCGATGCATATTATATCACCGCTGGCCTTGATGGAAACGTGTGGTATACGGCTGGGCAAGGCAGGGTTGCAAAGGTAACGCCGTCTGGAATTATCACCGAGTATACCATCCCGACGGCGACGGGAGTGCCGCGCGGCATTGTCGCGGGTCACACGCTCGACGGGTCTGCCCCGCACATGTGGTTCGTTGAAAATGAAGGGAACAAGCTCTGCCAAATCTCTTCGACGACTATTTCTACTGAGTATTCTGGTGCTTGTCCCACAACTAATACTCCGATTGGAGATACTGGGCTCTATTTTTCATTCGGGCATGACACCGGACACACCAATGGAGACTCGTGGTCGTGGACTGAGTCTGGAAATAGCTGGAGAAGACTCGACAAGCAAACAAACTCGTGGATTGACCTCGTTAAAAGCCCGCCCATCAAGACTGCTGGGTTTGGCGGAGACCTGTATGGCGGGTGCGCGACCGGGGACCATGTGCACATCCAGGTGGAGATTGACACGCCCACGCTCGGACCCGTGCTTGGCAGAGTTGCTGGATCTGGGACGCCGGCCTTTGGCCAGTTCGTTGTGGCAACGCAAACGATTGAGTTTCCGGTAGCCCACGGGTTTGGTACTGTCGGCATGGACGTGGCCCTGAGGTATACGCAAACCGGTGGTACAGCCGGTCCCACTGGTCTGTCCAGTGGCAGTTCGTACGAGTTCACTGTTACATCTGCGACCGTGTTGACGCTGCAGCCCACTTCTGGTGCATTTTCAACCGCTGGGACGGCAGACTTTCTTGGCAAGCTGGAGAGCACCACTGACACGTTTAAGTGGTCAGCGGACGATGGTGCGACGTGGCCGGAGATGCACGTTCCTCTTACCACTGCTTTCAGGAAACTCGTTGATCCTGCGACCGCGATAGATACCGGCATCCTGGTGAAGTTCGACTCTGCAACGCTCTGGTCTCATGCCGTTGGTGAATACGTGAGGCAGTCGTTCGCGACACCCTTGACGGGGGATAGGACGAGCCCGACCATCTTTCGTACGTTCGTGAGCGGGACTCCTCCAAATGCATATGTGCTTGGGACAAATGGAGTAGACGCCCCCAAGGTGTGGGACGGCACGGCTCTCGTCTACAGGAACATCCTCTCCAAGGCGGGGACGGACGCCCCGCCTCCAGCGAAGTGCATGGTTGTGTCGGCGAACAGGCTCATTCTCGGTGGGCTCCCGACTGGGTCTGGCCTCAATCTTGGGCCGAGCGGAATCATCATCTCTGACGACATGGACTTTGACAGCCAGTCAACGGGGTGGGGCGGGACGAGCGGAACGCTGGTTCAGCTTCTCGACACGCCTGGCGACATTGTCGCGATGCAGGAGTTCGGAAACCTCTACTTTGTCATCTACAAGGAGGACTCGATCTACCTGGCCATGGCACAGGCCGCCACGGCGCCATTTAGGTTCGAGCTTAAAAAGTCAGGCATCGCCGGTCCGTGCTCATCGAGATCTGTGGTGCCGCTCCCGAACGGCAGCCATGCGTACCTCGCAAAGGATGGTTCGATCTTTGTGTTCGATGGTAACTCCGTTGAGCCAATTGGCGGAATTAACGAGTGGCGCAAGGTCCAGTCCCTGGTTCTGCGCACCCTCGACACGCTGCATCCTGAATACGCGTGGGGCATGTTCGACAACGAGCAGCAGATGCTCTACTTCTACTGGAAGCACAAGGGCGATGGGATCGCGGTTAAGGCTGGGGTGGCGATCGACATCCCCACGTTTTCGGCGTGGCCCATCCGCACGACCAACATCGACGTGGCGTACGGATCGAGGGTGTACCTGACGTTTGACACCACGATTGGGGAACTGACAGACGATATCCTTAGCTACACGAACAAGATAGGCGACTGGTCAACCGAGAGGCCGGGCCTTATCTTCGGTGGTGGTGACGGGAAGTGCTACGCGCAGTCTGGTGCCACCGATAACGGGACGGCAATTGACGCATTCTGGGAGACGGGGCTCAACGACTTTGGCGACGCGATTACGTCCAAGATGGCCGTTGAAACGCAGCACCTGTTCCTGACCCCGCAGAAGGGGGTCGAGGCTACCAATGTGTCTGTCCAGATTGGGTACTCTGATTACGGCGAGGAGCGCAATTTGACAGATGTGCAGGTGGTGGATGCTACGTCCCGCGCAGAACTCCCCGGGTACGGCCCGCGAAGCCTGGGGCACCGCGTCTTGTCGAGGATGCTTGCGGTCCGCTTCTCTGCGTCCTGCAGTCGAGTGCTGGCGTGGCTGGGCTCGACCCTATCCTACGTCGCGAGAGGCCAGAGATGAACGCCAACCTACCGATGACCGCTAGCCTCCCGGCCGTTCCGGCGCTGAAGGATGCCGCCCTCAAGTCGTACCTCGAAAAACTAAGCGAGGGTATCAGAACCGCCTACAGCAACCTCGCCAACATCAATCCGCCATTTACCGGCACGGTGGACGCGAAGGAGTTTGGTGCCAAGGCTGATGGCGTGACGGACGACACTACGGCGATTCAAGCCGCCATTGCCAGCCTGCCCAACTCGGGCGGAGTCATCTATTTCCCGCCTGGAATTTACAAGATCACATCGACAATCTACATCGGCAACGCGTCTGCTCCGACTCCATCGAGTCGCCACAACGTGTCGCTCGTGGGAACTGGTGTGGGCCAAAACTGGCTTATGGGGGGCACCTACGAATCATGCACACGGCTGGTCTGGGGTGGGCCTGCTGGCGGGACGATGGTGCATGCCAATGGTCCAATCAGCGGCGTGCAGATTCGAAACATTGTTCTTGACGGAAACGATGTAGCAGCGACGCTATACGATTCCTACCGCAGTTTCGGCGAGCGCCTTGTCAACGTGCTGGGGCGCCGCTGGAATGGCGGGTTTGCCTACAAGATGCGGGCTAATTCGCCGACTTTCGTTAGTGGTGGAGGTTCGCCGGTCGATAACGTCTGGGAGCAGGTCTCCTGCGGAGACCCATACGCCGCTGCGGCTGCCCCGTACTCGAACGGACTCTCCATTGGCGAGGGGGATGGGGACGTTTGCGAGTGTACGTGGATTCGGTGTTCCTTTATGCGGCAAAACCACGACGATGCAGAGGGACTCAGGCTGCGGTACTGCGACCACCTGGCGTTTGTCCACTGCTATTTTGTCCGCCCAGACAGTGCGAACACGGGGCGCGCGGTGGTTATTGAACCATACAGCATATACCCTCACAACATCGAGTTTTTTGCGTCGCCGTTCCTGGGTGGGGTATGGGTGGACGGCACCTATCCCTCAGAGGACCCATGGATAGCGGCGATGCACTGCTGGCCATATTACACGGCCGACGGTCAGCCGGCCCCGCCTGCTGGAGCAAATGGCACAACATTCCCGTATCATATGATTCGAGGTGTGACCGACAGGGGAGCAGAGCTGGGCTGGCCGTATTCATCGGTTGACACCGTTGCCGCGTCCGGAACCATTGCGCCAAACACGCGATTCACCAGGCTTACCGGAACAACGACGATCTCGACGATCACACCGAAGGGCGATTTGAACGGAGCGGCACACGTTCATGACCTCTACCTGCGTCCAGGGAGCAACGTCTCGACGGCGACAGGCGGAAATATCAATGAAGCCCGCACCCTGAGCGCGGGCAGGTGGTACCACTTGGTCTACGACCCGATTGTGGGGTGGAATTTTGTCGATTGAGAGGGACACAATGATCGGATGGATGCCAATTCACGGAGACAACCCACTGGCCTGGGGCCTGATGCCTGCCTTGCGGGAACGGGTGTTGGACTTCTGCCGAAAACACGCCCCGGAGATGGACGGCGACAAGCTCTGGGAGATCGCGCGGTCCCACTTTGTGGCCCCTTCTCCGGCGATGTTGATGCTTGCCTGGATCAGGGACGGGAAGCTGGTCGGCCACGACCTAGTGGAGATCAGCCCCTGCCTCGGGAAGAAGTATCTCGTGGTGTTGCAGCGGGCTCTCGACGCTGGTTCCGGGGTCACCGCCGAGCAGGTGCGCGGGGCGATGGACTGGCTGGAGTCGTGGGCCGGGCGGCCGGGTGCTGGCGGAGAAGGTGGGGCCTGTGGGTGGCGCTGTATCGCCAACACACCCCGACTCGCCAGAACGTACCGAACCTTCTACGGCTTCGAGGGCGAGAAGGTCTACATGACCAAGGACTTCAAGGGGTCCAAGGGCGAGTCGAAAGCTCCGCCCGAGGGGGGCGGAAATGGGCGGTAAGAGCACCACAACCAATGCGCAGATCCCGGATGAGCTAAAGGGCCTTTACACCAAGGATGCTTCAGTCCTTGAGGGATTGCAGGAGTACTTCCTGGGCAATCTTGACAACCTCATCGGGAATAGAATTGTGACTGGGCAGGGGCCGTATGAACCAGTGCCTGAAGGATTGCGTACTGGAGGCACTGGTTACAAGCCCCCCATGCCCACACCAGACCCCGAGGACACGATCGACGACGTTGGTGTGATGTCGTCTGCGGAGTCGCAGGGGGTTCCCAGTTCAGGCCAACCGAGACGTCATCTTTCGGGCACAGGGCAGGTTGCCGGCGGGCCGGGGTCCCCGTTTTCTGATACCGGTGGGCCGTCGTGGGACACGGAGAATGCTGAGGGGCAAAAAAATTATAAGTGGGATATCAGGAACCTTCTCGATTCCGTTCCTGACTACGTTGCCGGCCTCAGTCAAGACCAGGGTCTCGCAGGGGACGCCCTTAGGTCGTCTCTGTCCTCATACTACAACGTCAATTCAGATGGTACACTCGGCAGCGAAAGGGCGATCGACGCGAGCCATCCACTCTTTCAAAATGCACAAGATCTCTTTCAAAAGACATCTAGGCAGGCCATTGGCAATAGCGCCGCTCTTTCCGGCCTTGGAAACTCTAACGCAAAAACAAACGCCATTGCAACAGGATGGGGCGAACAGTTTACTCCGCTCTATTCCATGTTGTCGCAGAACCAGCAGGCAGGAAAGCAGTTTGCAACACAGGGGCTTATGGATTACGGTAGTCTGGAACAGGCGAATAGGCAAAAGTCTTTCGACGCTATAAACGCGGAAAAGACACGACAGCGCACCATGGCAGAAAACCTTTCAACTGGGTTGCTTGGCGGCTTTGTCCCGTCCACCATCGGTTCCAAGACGACAGGTGGCGGGCTGTTCAAATAGGGGGTGGGTATGGCGCAAGCAATTCCAGCGATCGCTGCGATTGTCGGCACGGCGGCGCAGATGGACAGCGCAAAAAGGGATGCTCAGGCTAAGTCCAAGGCTAACATGGATAACAGCGCGGGCTCGTTTGACTTCAAGAGTTCCGTTGAGCGGGTAGCGCCACAGTACGGCAACCAACGCGACCGCCTGAACGACATGGTCGTCGGTGCCGGCATGACCGCGCTTCCGGGTGCGATGGCCTCTCCTGCGTCGCAGTATGGCGCCGCTAGTGCGATTGGGGACGTGTCGTCTCAGGCTGGAGTTGGTGCTCCGGTCGCTGGTTTCCCCGCGACGGCTACTCAGCCACAAGTGAACGGCTATCAGGGGACTCAGCAACCAGGTCAACCATTCCCCACCGGTGCCAGCGCGGCCCAACCGGGAGCTGCCACAAAAAGCCCAGCACAACAGAGGCTCGACAACGCCCAGGGTGTTGTCGGAATGACCACGTCGATTGCCGGCCTCATGAACTCCATGAAACCGCAAGCGATGCCGCTTGCCCAGGGTGCGGGGCCTCAGTTTAGGCCGACCACGCAACAGAATCCACAGGCGGACCCACGTTACTTGGATTACGTACGCAGAATGCAGGGAGGCTACTGAGATGGCTGGATCAATCGGAAGTGGAAACAACCAAAATCTTCCTGGGCTTGGAGGCCCGTCAACGACGCAGCCGGGGACAATCGGAACTCCCGTTGGCACCGGTGTGTGGAACCCGGGGCCGGTATCGGGGCTCAGGCCGCCGGTCAATGTTGCCCCGCCCGTTCCGGTGTCCTGGGCGCGCAGAAATCTCTATGGGCCTCCGATC